TGTCTTGGGACGTTCATGGATTCTGTCCGTGCTACGAAACCTGAACGAAGAGTTTGGTCTGCTGTGTTAGCCAATCACCAGATTGATTATGGTCTCGGTCATCCGGACCAGCAACCTTTCCTGCAGAAGAACGGTCAGCTGATGGGCTGTCCTATTTCCTTCCCGATTCTTTGCGCCATCAATGTTGTTGCTTACTGGGTTGCTCTAGAAGAGTATACTGGTCGTTCCTTCTTGCTCGAAGAACTTCCTGTCCTGGTGAACGGTGATGACATTCTCTTTCGTGCGAATGACGCCTTCTACACGGTGTGGAAGCAGTATGTGTCTGATGCGGGCTTTACCCTCTCCTTGGGGAAGAACTACATCAGTCGCAGCTTCTACACTGTCAATTCTGAAGGTTTCATGTACACTGAAGGCAAAGATGAAACAGGTAAATTGACCTACAAGTCCACCCCGGTTCCTTTCTTGAACACGGGCCTCCTCTATGCCAGCCGTAACACGCTCGGCAAAGTAGGGATGAGGCCGGAGAACCGGGAAATGCCTTTCACCGCGAAGGTGAATAGGGTGATCAGCGAGGCGTGCAATCCGCGACGGACCCTGCTCAGGGTACACGGTCTCTACCGAGACGAGATTCGCGAGCATACCATGGATGGAGAAATCAATCTCCACGCTGCACCTGAACTAGGCGGACTAGTAGTGGTCTTACCCCCTTCTTGCGATACACGTTTTACGAACTGGCAGAAGCGCATGGCTGGATGGATGATGGCTCGAGCGAAGGATTCCCACGTTGGAAATCGTGTCGAAGGTCCCTCAACCCCATTCAGAGGCGCATCTGAGTTGATTGACACCGATGGTCCCCTCGGGACCGAAGGTCGGGTCACTTACCAGAAACGTACGAAGCCACTTTCCAGTGTGGCTACCCTAGCCCGGCCGGGGCGGGTCGTGTGTCGGAACAAATTTGAACCCGTACGAGAATATGAGGAGAAGATTGTGGACAAAACTTTGGGCCTGTTGAACTATCAAGCCAGCAGGAACGAAGATCGAGGTGGTTGGGCGATCAAGCGTCTGACACCTAGCGAGTTGTCCGCGATTCGGAGCTACAAGAAAGAGGGGATTAACCGTCCTCTAAACTTTAGCCTCGAGCACCGTCGACTTATGGAGCACACTGCTCCAGAGCAAGACCAGCCATGCGTGGTGGTCACGTCAGTCGACGGTCGTAAGCACTTCTTCTCAAAGATCCCTACCCTTGCGTGACAAGGGGGTTCGTGTACCGGTTTCGGCCGGTGCCTCTGGATTCCGGAAGGGGGGGCAACAACGTGGTAGCCTGACAACTCCAAGCCGCTTCAGCCACCTATTGGCGCCAAGGCGAGAAAGTTTGTCAGCAGTCTCCACTGCGTTTCCCCTCCCGAAAGAGTTTGGTCTCCCCCGAGTCACGTCGTGTTGGAC